TATCATGCGCAACACGCTTGATAGTCTGTCTCAGGCGATCCATCCCCGCACCGTCGTGGTCGAGGGACAGGTCAACATTGATGACGTAATGAACGTCGAGACTGGCGCGATCATCCGCGCGCGGGCTCCCGGCATGGTTCAGCCTCTCGCTGAGCCGTTTGTGGGCCAGCAGGCTCTTGGCGTGATGGCGTACCTTGATGAAGTAAAGACCCAGCGCACGGGCATCTCCCGCACGTCGCAGGGGCTTGATGCAGACGTGTTGCAGTCCACGACGCGGGCGGCTGTGCAGGCGCAGCTGTCGGCTTCTCAGGACCGCATTGAGATGATTGCGCGCCTGTTTGCTGATGGCCTGAAGCGTTGCTTCCAAGGTATGCTTCAGCTCATCATCCAGCACCAGGACAAGGCAAAGATCATCCGGCTGCGCAACAAGTTCGTGCCTGTCGATCCCCGTGGCTGGGATGCGTCGATGGACATGGTTGTAAATATCGCTCTTGGCCGTGGCTCTGATGAAATGCGGCTTATGGGCCTTGGTTCCATAATGCAGCTCCAGCAGGCTGCGATTGAGAAATATGGCCCCAACAACCCGCTGGTTGATCTTGCCCAGTTCCGCAACACGCTGGCCCAGATGACGACCCTCCAGGGCTTTCAGGATGCGTCTCAGTTCTGGAAAGAGATTAATCCGGCTGAAGTTCAGGCGTTCATGCAGCAGATGGCCGCCGCTCAGCAGCAGCAGCCGGACCCGGCTCAAATGCTGGCGCAGGTCGAGGCTGAGAAGATCAAGGCCGACATTATCATCAACGCCGCGAAGCAGGAGCTGGAGCGCCAGAAGGCGGCTGCCGACGCTGACCTCCAGCGCGACAAGCTCTTTGTCGATGCGATGCTTCAGGCGACTGAGATACAGGCCAAGTACAACACGCAGGTCGATATGGCGACGATCCGCGCCGAAGTTGACCGCCAGCGGACTGAAATCCAGCAGATGTTCAAGACCGCTCAGGCGTTTGCGCCCCAGCAGCAAGGGCCGGTGATGTAATGGCGACTTTTGAGCAGGAAGAGCTTTATCGGGAGGCGCAGGCTTTTGCGCGATCCGAGTCAATGAAGGAAGTCTTTCGCCGGCTTGAAGAACGGATGATCTACACCTGGAAGGCGTCTGCTCCTGACGCTTCTCAGGCTAGGGATGACGCATACCTGATGGTACGCGCCATAGCCGAACTCAGAAACGAGCTAACCGCCCTTGCGGCGGAGCCGACTGTTGATCGGTTTAACCGACGCTTGAAGAGCGTCTAGCTTAGGAGTATTTATATGGCTACAGCCGAACAATCGCAGCCCAGCGAACTCGGCCTTGCAGAAGCCGCTGATCGCTTCGCCGCTTTGATGGACGCTCCTGGAGCGCAACCGGACCCGGTGGAGAAACCAGAGGCTAATGCCGAAGTCGAAGAGACAGAGGCAGCGGCGGAAGAAGTCGATGAGACTTCTTTGGAGGACGATGAGGCGCCCCTTGAGGGCTCGTCCGAAGAAGAAGCGACGGATGCCGTCGAGGCTACCGATGGTGAGCAGGAGGAGCTTTCTGAGGATACGCTAGTCACCGTCAAGATTGACGGCAAGACGATGCAAATCCCGCTGAAAGAGGCCGTCGCTGGTTATCAAAGGACCGCCGATTATTCGCGTAAAACGGCCGAATTGGCCGCTGAACGGAAGGCGATAGCTGCTGAAAGGGAGCAGTCCAGCCAACTGATCAGTCAGCTTTACCAAGAGGCGACCAAGTACGCCTTGCAGGAACCTGACTGGGATGAGCTGCACCGCAACGACCCGATCAACTATCCCCGCATCCGCGACAAGTTCGTCGAGGAGCAGCAGAAGCAGCAGCTTTTGTTTGCTCAAGCGCAAGCGGAATACGCACGCTTAGACGAGCTAAAGAAGCAGGAGGCGGCAGAGCACCGCAAGTTCCTTCTTGAGAGGGGTAGAGAATACCTTCACGAGAAAGTGCCTGCGTGGAAAGATGAAAAGGTTTGGGCTGAAGCAAGAGCTAAGATGATCGAATACGGTCAGAAGATCGGCTATTCGGAACATGAGCTTTCTATTGCTGACGACCCACGCGCGATCATCGCTCTGGACAAGGCTCGCAAGTACGACGCCCTTATGGCGAAAAGGCCCCAGCCGCAGAAACAAGCTGGTCCAAAGCCAATTAAGGGTGGTAGTGCCGCGAAGTCTCCGCAGCAATCGACTGACATTACGCGAATGAAACAGCGTCTCAAATCGTCTGGTCACGTCAACGACGCGGCCGCACTTTTTGGTCTTTTAGACTCTCGGAGAAGATAACATGCCTAGCGTTAGCAAAGTCACCACCTACGACGCCCCGAACCCGATTCGGGAAGACCTTTCGAACATCATCTACGACATCTCGCCCACGGACACGCCGTTCATGTCGAACATCGGCCGTGACAGCGCGTCGAACACCTACTTCGAGTGGCAGACGGACGCTCTTGCTTCCGCCAGCACCACGAACGCGGTGGTCGAAGGCGCCGATGCCGGCGATGCCGACTTCACGCCGACCGTCCGTGTCGCCAACTACACGCAGATTTCCCGCAAGGTCATCTCCGTGTCCGGCACCGACGACGCCGTGAACAACGCTGGTATGCGCACCCAGATGGCGTATCAGCAGGCCAAGGCTGCCAAGGAGCTGAAGCGCGACATGGAAGCCATCCTCACCAGCAACCAAGCTGGCGTGGCTGGCAACTCCACCTCGACGGCCCGCAAGACCGCTGGCCTGCCGACGTGGCTCATCACCAACTCGCAGGCGAACGGCGCGACCGTTTCCTCGATGTCGGGCGCTTCCGGCAACGGCTATCCCTCGACCGCTTGGACGGGTCTCTCGACCGCGACGGACGTGGCTCTGACCGAGACCATGCTCAAGACCGCTATCCAGCAGGTCTGGACGCAGGGCGGCGACCCGTCGATCTTCATGGTCAACGCCTACAACAAGACCGTCGCGTCTGCGTTTGCTGGCCTTGCTCAGCAGCGCATGAACTACACCTCCGCCACCCCGATGAAGATCATTGCGACGGCGGATGTGTACCTCGGCGACTTCGGCGAGGTGTCCATCGTTCCGAACCGTTTCAGCCCTGGCAACTTCGCCTTCGTGCTGGACCCCGAGTACGCTTCCGTGTCGTACCTCCGTCCCTTCCGCACGTTCGACATCGCCAAGACCGGCGACTCGGACAAGAAGGAAATGGTGGTCGAGTACGGCCTGCGCATCAAGAGCGAGAAAGCACACGCTTGTATTGCAAACCTGATCGCTTCGTGATCTAAATTGTAGGGGCCGTTCGCGGCCCCTACTCTTTAGGAGTGAGCATGGGAAAGCATAACTTGCCAGTAATAGACCGCATCTTAGTTAACAGCATACCTGAGCCCAACAGTGGGTGTTGGCTTTGGTGCGGGACTACGAATGGTAGGTATCCACAATTAAAAATTAAGAAAAAGAATGTCTATGCTCATAGGCTGTCTTGCGAAAGCGTATATGGACCGCTTGGCGAATTAAGTGCTTTGCATAAATGCGACAACACATTCTGTGTAAACCCTGATCACTTATATCCAGGAACGCAGAAACAGAATGTTGAAGATTGCAGGTCAAGAGGGCGCTTGTCTGGTGGAGCTAAAATACCGCAAAAAGGTTCCGAGCGGCCGTTAGCTAAACTTACAGAAAACGAAGCGTTAGAGATTAAAAACTCAAACGAAAAAGGTATAGTTTTGGCGCGTAAGTTTGGGATCAGTCCTGGTATCGTTTCCCAGATCAGGTCTGGCAAGAGATGGAAGCATATAGATGGCTGAAGATTTTGCCCCTGCGTCGTTTCTCCTGTCCTATGACGGTCTGACTGGAACTATGCAGAAGATGCACGTCACCACGGACAACAAGATTGTCCTGGAGACGACTACTAACATTGACGAGATCGCTGAGCGTAACCGTCAGGCTATGAATGACGTCAGCCGGACTGAGAAGCTCCCTGACGGCATGGTTCGTGTCGCTAGCTTGCCCATGCAGGTTCTTATAGACCTGAGACAAAAGGGTATCCTTGGTGATAGAATGGCCTTCAGAAAGTGGCTTCAGTCTGAAGAGGCTCGTCCATTTAGGACGCACTGGGTAACGAGCTAATGGCGACGATCACCAACTATGCCACGCTGAAGTCCACCATCGCGGACTATCTGAACCGTGCTGATCTGACGTCTCAGATCGAGACGTTCATCCAGTTTGCCGAGGCAGACCTGAACACCCGGCTACGTTGCCGCGAGCAGATCGTGCGCGCCGAGGCTACGTCGTCCGCTGAGTATGTCCAGCTTCCGGCGGACTGGCTGGAAGCCATTAATCTGCACATCATAGATGGCAAGCAGCCGCTTCGGTATGTGACGCTGGATGAGGCCGACATCATCAAGAAGGAGCAGATTTACACGGCTCCTAATAACTACTCGCTGATGAACGGGGCGATTGAGATCATTCCGGCGCCGGCAGACGACATCGACATCGAAATGATCTATTACGCCAAGATCGCAGCATTGTCGGACGTCAATACGACGAACTGGCTGCTGACCAAGGCTCCAGACGTTTACCTGTACGGCGCACTGACGCACGCTGCTCCGTTCCTCATGGACGACCAGCGTATTGCTGTCTTCGCACAGATTTATCTTGCCCGCGTTCAGGCGTTGCAGGATGAAAGCCAGAAATCACTCCATAGCGGCTCGCCGCTGATCGCACGCACCCGGAGGGCTTACTGATGGCCGGTTTGACCAACTACGCTGAAGACCTTGTTCTCGATTGGCTGTTCACGACCGGCTCGGCCACGCGTCCGACCTCGTGGTATGTCGCCCTTTACACCGTGGCTCCCGGTGAAGGCGGTGGCGGCACTGAGGTGTCTGGCGGCTCCTATGCCCGCGTGTCGGCCACGTTCACTGTCTCCGGCACCGCGCCGACGACGGCCTCCAACTCTGCTGCTGTCGAGTTCGCTGAAGCCAGCGGGTCTTGGGGCACCATCGTTGCGGCTGGCATTTTTGACGCCTCGACCTCTGGCAACCTGATTGCCTTTGCCAACCTGACGACTTCGAAGGCGATTGATACAGGTGACGTTCTCCGGTTCAACACCGGCGAGATCGACATTACGCTCGACTGATGGCGCTCGGACGGGCATACGGCGAATATGACTATGGTGACGGTGCATATGGCACTTCAGTCACCATAGACGCCGCTTGCCTAGTTGAGATCACGTCAGACGCCACGGCTGCTGCTTCTGTCACAAGATTGGCCTCCGCTGCGGCGACCTGTCAGTCGGATATGTCGGCTGCTGGGCAGATTGTTGTCCTCGCGTCTGCGGCTGCCACCTGCACATCTGGCGCGTCTGCAACGGCCTCCCGGTACAAGACGGCCTCAGTCACGATTGCCTGCCAATCTGACGCATCTGCGGCAGCAACTGCGGTCAAGTCTGCGGCTGTTACGGTTGCTGCGTCGTCTGATATGTCTGCGGCGGCTTATGTCGTCATCCTCGGAAATGTGGTTATCGCCTGCTCAAGCAACGCCACCTTTGCCGCGTCGGCTATATCCCCTGCATCTGTCACCATATCCTGCACATCGAACGCAACCGCAACTGGAAACGGCATCTATTCTGCGGTAGAACTGATAACAGTTCAGAGTGATATGTCGGCCTCGGCGGGTCTGAATGTCTTCTCGTCCGCCACGGTAACGATCACATCCGACATGACGGCGAACGGTCGGTATCTGTGGGAGAAGGAGATAGTGGCGGCAGAAAGCTGGACCAATCAGTCTTCAACTGCTGCGACATGGACACCGCAATCAGTTTCGCCCGAAGTTTGGACAATCCAGTAGGAGGCTAATGTGGCCGACACATACACAACTAACCTTTCACTCACGAAGCCGGAAGTTGGCGCATCGCGTGATACGTGGGGTGGCAAGCTCAACACCGACCTCGATACCATTGATGGCGTCTTTAACGCGGCTGGCAACGGAACGTCTGTCGGTTTGAACGTCGGGGCAGGCAAGACGCTCACGGTTGCTGGTACGGCGACTGTTACCGGCACCCTTGTCGTTCCGACATCCGCCTCGCCCGCACAGACCACTGATGGCTCGATGGTCTGGGATAGCGACGATAACCTCCTGACTGTTGGTGATGGTTCGTCTCGCAAGACGATGGTTGACACCAGCACGGCGCAGACGCTCACCAACAAGACGCTGACAAGCCCGACGCTGACGACGCCTGCTCTTGGCACTCCGGCGTCTGGCGTCATGACCAATGTGACCGGCCTCCCGCTTTCGACGGGTGTGACGGGTACGCTTCCTGTCGCCAATGGCGGCACGGGCGCCACGTCGCTCACCGCGAACAACGTAATCCTCGGCAACGGCACGTCGGCTGTTCAGGTCGTCGCGCCGGGTACAACCGGGAACGTGTTGACCTCGAACGGCACGACGTGGGTATCTTCTACGCCTGCGGGCGGTGGTGCGATTAACGTACAGTCCTTCACGTCTTCCGGCACATGGACGAAGCCTTCTGGCTTTGCTGCTGGCTCGCGCGTTCTTATTCAGGCGTGGGGCGGTGGTGGCTCAGGTGGTCGCGGGAACAGCTCCGGCGGCGGCGGTGGCGGTGCTTATATTGAAAAGTGGGTATTGCTCTCTGCAATGGGCAGCACAGAAACTATTACGGTTGCCGCAGGCGGGGCGGCGGTTACATCAAACTCAACAAATGGCGCATCTGGAGGGAACACGACAGTTGGTTCAGTAGCAACTGCCTACGGCGGCGGCGGCGGGCAAGGCAATGCTGGAACTATATATGTTGGAGGCGGCGGAGGAAGCCCGTTTGCCGCAGGAACAGTCGGAACAAATAGCGGATCAAACTTGGCTCGTCTCGGTGGTGGCGGCTATAGAAGCGGATACGCAAACGCAACGATTTTTGTAAGGTCTGAGCAAAGCGGAACAGTTCAGAACTCAGACTACTCAAACGACGCAACTAACATATGGGG